GTGGGCTTTGGCGCCATCGAGCTTGCCGCGTTACCCCAAGGCAACATCCTGTTGCTTGGTGCAGTGGCGTATATCACCGCGACAGAAGCCGATGCGGGTGTCACAGACACTTGGAGTGGCGACTTCGGCCTGGGCACGACCGTCGCCAGCGATGCCACCCTGGGCGGGACGGACATCGACATTATCCCCTCCACCGCGATCGGTCCGGCGGTGTCTGGTGCAAGTCCCCGCACCCGCAGTGCCAACGCCACGCAGGTCATTCTGGACAACACTGATGGTTCGCTGGAGATCAACTTCAGTCTGCTCATCGATGATGCCAACATCTCGGCTGATGCTGTGGATGTGACGGTCGCGTACGAAGTGATTCTGCTCTACAGCGTTCTCGGCGACGACTAACCGCACCAACGCAGAAAGACTGTGACATGACAAAGATTCAAGACATCAAAGACATGCTCTCGATGCTGGATCCCCAGCTCGAAGAGCATTGGACGGCGGACGGGCTCCCGCGTGTGGACATCATTCAGGAGCTCGCCGGAGGCGGGATCGACGCCACCCGCAAGGTGATCACTGATGCCTGGCCCGAGTTCAATCGCGAGCTCGCCACCACGCTGATCTCGCTGCCTGACGAAGATCAGCAGGACACGGAGAAGGGTGTGGCCAAGGTTGAAGTCGAGAAGCGGTCTCGCCTGGAGGACGCGAAGGTCGCCCGAACGCAGGCAGAGTCTCGCCTGAACAACCTGCTGAACGAGCGGAAAGAACTCTCTGACGAGATTGACAAGGCTCAGCAGGACATCGGTCGGCTCAACACCTTCATCGACATCCACACGCCGCACAACGACAACCAGAACGCAATCTCTGACTACATTCAGAGTCAGAACAATCTGCGTGAGAGTCGTGCCTTGGGCCGGTCCCAGGTGGACCAGGCCATGGCTCGCCGCACGACGCGCGGCCTGCAGCGGCCCGCATTCCCGCCCAAGAACCATTCGTGAGGCACCGTGTCCCGCCGAAACACCATCCTCTATCTCGCTCGGAAGCGTCGCGTCAACCGGAGTGCTAGAAGTGACTACGCCGGACTCTTCGCCGCTCCGTTCGACCTGGGTTCGATCGCAGCCGGGGACTTTCTTCCGGAGACGCTGACGCTACCTGGGCGACTTCCCTACGGTCTGGGTGTCTCGCACTCAGTCGGGAGTGTCCTCTCGCTCGAAGTCAATTCCGAAGTGGTGCCGACATCGATTCCGGCTGGTGGGGCCGACGAGATTCTCCTCGTTGAGTTCGGCTCAGGCAAGGGTGCCCGGTTGCGGATATCCGGAGTGTCTGGTGGTGACGTGACTCTCTACCACAGGGACCAACTCGGTCGGTACACCGCGTTTGCCAACGGAACTTTGACCTAACAAGGGGCTTGACAATGATTGTCGAAGATGGCTCTGGCGTGAAGGGTGCAGACTCATACGCCAGCGTCGCCCACTTCAGAGCACACCACACTGGGCGAGGCATCGCCGGTGTGGACGTCGGGACGCTCACGGATGCAGTTGTCGAGTCCTTGCTCATCAGGGCCACAGACTACATCGACCATCGCTGGGGGTCTCGCTTCGCAGGCCGCAAGCGGTTTCGGTCTCTCGATGCCAGGTCCGTCCTGACTCTCACCGGCCAGCCGCTTGTTGGGAACACCGTCACTATCGGCGAAGAGACCTACACCTTCGTCGCCACGGCCAGCTCCATGTACGATGTCCAGATCAAGGCCAATCCTTTCCGGTCGCTCTTGGCCTTGAGCGAAGCGATCGCCGCCAACCCCAATCTGTTGGTGACGACATCGCTTTTCTTTTCCGACAACGCCCCTGTTCTCCATGTCTTCACTGTCGCCGAAGGCGTCGCGACCACGAGTGTCCTGGACGCTGGTTCCTTTGGTCAGGCTGAATCGTCCGGGAATTCGTACTCACCCCAGCCGCTCGAGTTTCCTCGTCTGAATCTTCGTGATCGCAGCAACAACCTGATCTTCTCCATCCCGGACAACTTGAAGAAGGCGACGGCTGAGTACGCTCTCCGAGCCAACACCGTTGCTCTGGCGCCAGACCCCACGACCCATCCGACCGGAATGGCGTACGCCATGGTCAAGGAGCGAGTCGGTCCGATCGAGGAAGAAGCTCGGTTTGACGGGAACACACCAATCCAAGCATTGAAGCCATACCCTGCAGCAGACCGTCTGCTCCAGGAATACCTGATTGACACAGGAGTTATCAGAGCCTAGCATGGGACTCGACTACACCAGACTCGCTGGACGGGCTCGCACCTTGGTGGCCGCGAACGGTCGGCTCGTGGACTTCGTGCGCCTGGAGCAGACTCCACAGGACGCCACTCAGCCATGGAATGGACCGGAAGACCCAGATGGTGTGGACGCAACACCACAAGAGGTCGTCGTAGATGTTCCGGTCGCTGCTGTGCCGCCATCCAATGTCAACGAGCTCGGTCTGACGACCCTCGATCAGGACCTCTTGAAGAGGTCCGAGATCGTCTATATTGTGGCTCCCGGCCTCGGAGTCACCGCAAATCTGGAGACGATGAACCGGATCATAGATGGCGGCATAACTTACAAGATCATCTTCGCGGAGAAACTTCGGCCAGCGACCACGACTCTCATCTACTTCATGGGAGCTGCGAGATGACCGGAGAAGAAGCAATCGACCACATCCTGGGGCTGCTCCTCGCCGCGTGGAACACGACCGCTTACACCAATCGAATCAAATACGACAATGTCGCCACGGAATCGCTCCCACCCTCAGGGAACACACCCTGGGCTAGAGCCACACTCAGGCACACCGATTCCGGGCAGGCTAGTTTGGCGAATGCTGGCGGGAGGCGAAAGTTCCGCCGGACTGGCGTCTTGACAGTCGGAGTCTTTGTGCCGCAGGGAACCGGCTTTTCAAAGAGCACTGCGCTGGCTACAATCGTGAGAGATGCGTACGAAGGGGTCTCCGGACCCAGCGGTCTGTGGTTCCGCAATGTGCGGATTAACGAGATCGGTCCCGACGGTGCCTGGTTCTTGACGAATGTCGTCGTGAACTTTGAATACGACGACGTCAAATAGGAGAAAGCCTTATGGCTGCTGTTAACAAGATCGACTCGAACATCACCGGGCTCGCCTACGCAGAGGAAACATCTCTGAAGACTCTGCCCGGCACGCCTGTCTGGGTGCCGCTTGAGCCCAACAGTTATAACGACTTCGGCGGACAGATCACTACTGTCGCCCGCAACCCGATCAACCCTTCGCGTCAGCGCAAGAAGGGTGTCGTCACCGACCTCGACGCCAGCGGTGGTTTCAACACCGATCTGACCCAGACCAACATCCAGGAGCTGCTTCAAGGCTTCTTCTTCGCTGATCTCCGCAACAAAGGCCAGGCCCGGAACACGACCGGGACTTCGACGCTCCTGTTTGCTGCCGCGACTTCTGGTTCGCGGCTCACTCGTTCCGGAACACCCGCCCTCGACCTCACGACGCAGTTCGCTGTCGGAGATCTGGTCTTCATCAAGGGGTTCGCGAATTCGGCGAACAATGGGTTGTTCGCCGTTGGTGCTGTCGCCGCTGCAACGATCGACCTCGACCTACCTGACGGTTCCGGCACGGCGGCGACGCTGGTGACCGAGAGCGCGGTCGGAACGGTTTCTATCGTCGATGTCGGTCGCCAGACCATTTCTGGTGATGTCGATGTTGACATGGCGGGCTCGAGACCTGCCCTCACCTCCACCACCCTCAATTTCACGACTCTCGGCCTGACGGTCGGTGAGTGGATCTTCATCGGCGGAGACGACTCGGTCGAAACTGCCTACAGCACTGCAGCCAACAACGGGTTCGCGAGAGTCCGTTCTATCGCGGCCACCCGGCTGGAGTTCGACAAGACCCAGTTCACGATGGCCACTGAGGCAAACACCGACAGGTTGGTCCATCTCTACTTCGGTCGTGTGCTGAAGAACGAGGTCGGAGTGCTGATCAAGCGTCGGTCCTACAACATCGAGCGTCAGCTCGGTGCCCCGGACGACTCCAACCCCTCACAGATCCAGTCTGAATACTTGGCTGGTGCCATCCCGAACGAATTCAACCTCAACATCACCCAGGCTTCGAAAGTTGAAGCCGACCTCAGTTTCGTCGCGCTCGACAATGAGCAACGCTTGGCCGCCACGGGCATCAAGTCTGGCACCCGGCTCACCTTGCCCGAAGCAGATGCTTTCAACACTTCGTCCGACTTCACGCGGATCAAGCTCGCATCTGTCAACGAAACCAACGCCAACCCGATTCCGCTGTTCGCGTTCGCGACCGACATCTCCATCACCGTCACGAACAATGTCACCCCGAACAAGGCCATCGGTGTGTTCGGTGCGTTTGATGCGACGGCGGGAACCTTTGCGGTGGGTGGCAGCATCACCGCTTACTTCGCCAACATCGCGGCGGTGCAGGCGGTCCGGAACAACGCGGACGTCACTCTGGACGCCCACCTCGTCAAGAACAACTCCGGGATCAGCATCGACATCCCGATGCTCTCCTTGGGCGATGGCCGCGCTGCGGTTGAGCAGGACCAGCCCATCACTCTGCCGCTGACGTCCGAGGCCGCGACTGGTGCCAAGATCGACCCCAACCTCAACCATACTCTCCTCATGATGTTCTGGGATTATCTGCCGACGCTTGCTGACAGTTGATCTTAGAGCGAGGCTCTGCGAGAACAAGACTCGCCCCCAAGTGGGGGCGAGTCTATTATTTCTCACCTCACCGGAGAAAACACAGATGGGACTTCGCAAGACTTTCGCTACCGACTCGCAGGTTGAAAACAAAGGCGTGGTGCTCGAATACGGAGACACGCGCATCCGGATCGCACGGGCAGGCGGTGCGAACAAGAAGTTCGCCCTGGCCTTGAACGAAGCGACCCGGCCACTCCGGCGAGCCATCGCCGCCGATGCGGTAGACTCCGACCAGCAGCGGGACATCCTCGTGCAAGTTTATGTCGACACGGTGATCCTCTCTATCGAGAACCGTGTCCATGCTCCCGGCAACGACGAGCCCCAGTGGCAGCGCGGCATCCTGCATGCCGACATAGGTGTCGAGAAGGCGGAGGGCGACGCCAACCTGCTGCCCGACACCAAGGCCAACATCCTCAAGCTGCTGGTGGCTCTCCCTGAGTTGTTCAACGACATCCAGCAGCAGGCCCAGAACTATGCGCTCTTCAAGGCCGACATCGATGAAGAGCTCGCAAAAAACTAGCGGCGGTCCTTGTCTACGCCCTCGAGCAAGGACCGCACGAAGCGAACATCATAAACCAGTGTCGCCGCGAGCGGTTGCCCCTCCCACAACGCATCAAGAACGCGCCCAACATGCCTTTCGGCTTGGAGCTGTTCTACAGTGCCTTCTTGGACCTCAACACATGCAGGCCAGCCGGTTGGGGCTTGCAGGGAATCCCTTGGTCCGCGATCTCGGACTACGCTGAAGTCATAGGCATCTACGACGAAGACCGGGACGACCTCTTCTACTTTGTGACATCCCTCGACTCTGCTTTCCGTGACTATCATGACAAGAAGACCGTCCGAGAGAGCCCCAAAAACAGCAAGAAGATTTCCAAGACATGACGCTCGAATCGTTCTCTAGGCGCATCACGATCCGAGCAGGCAATCTGCCCAAGGCGGTCAACCAGATCGTTCGGAAAAGTGCGCTGGCGATCGACCAGACCATCGTCATGGCTACCCCTGTAGACAAAGGCCGCGCCCGCTCGAACTGGATCGTCTCTCTCGGGTTGCCTGTCCTCACTGAGATCGAGCCTTACGCTCCCGGCTCGAAGCTCGGCATCGGCGAGGCCGCAAACGCGGCAGCTGCGATTGAACAGGCAAAGTCAACACTGAACAATCGCCAGCCCGAGCAGACAATCTACATCACGAACAATCTGGACTACATCGAGAAGTTGAACAGGGGATCTTCCGCCCAAGCACCAGCCATGTTCGTGGAGCAAGCGATCGACGCCGGGCTCCAAGCGATCGTAGGGGCGCGCCTTAATACCGGGAGGTCTGGTGGCAACTGAACGCATCCAGATCATCGTGGAGGAGCGTGGGACACGAGTCGTCAAGAGACAGCTCGAGTCACTCGGCACTACCGCGAAGACTTCCTCACGCGGCGTTGGGCTGCTCACGACCGCTCTCGCCGCTGTCGGTGGTTTCACGCTCGCCCGAGGCTTGCTGCGCACAGCCGATGCGTTTGTGGAGATCAACAACCGGATCCGCGTCGCCCAGAACGGTACGGGCAATGTCTCTCAGGCATTCGAAAGACTGTTCGCTGTCTCGCAGAAGACCCGTGCACCGCTCGAGGCAATCGCTCAGCTGTACGCACGAGCAGGTTTGGCCGCGAACGAGCTCGGCGCCAGCCAGGCCGACTTGATCCAGCTGACGGAGAATGTAGGTCTCGCGCTCGCCATCCAGGGAGGCAGCACCGAGGCTGCACGCGGCGCGCTGCTCCAGCTGTCGCAGGCCCTGGGCTCAGGCATCGTGCGAGCAGAAGAGTTCAACTCGATCCTTGAAGGTGCGCTCCCCATCGCACAGGCGGCGGCGCGGGGCATCGACCAGGCGGGTGGCTCGGTCGCACAGCTGAGGCTCCTGGTCCTCGAAGGCAAGATCACGTCAGACGTCTTCTTCCGCGGTCTGCTCTCCCAGACCGACAGTCTCCAGGAGCAGTTCAACAACACAACTGCGACACTTCGTCAGCAAATCATCATCTTGCGGAACGCTTTCATCCGCTTCATCGGCGAACTCGACTCGGGTCTTGGTGTGACGCGATCGCTCGGCCAAGCGATCGGATTCCTCGGAAGAAATCTCGCGGACGTGGCTCGGGTTGCGATCGTCGCCGGTGTCGCTTTCGGAACACTCCAGCTCGCTCCGCTGGTCGGCCGCGCAGTTGCGGCTGCGAACGCTTTCATCGCTCTGCGGGCTGCGGTCGCTTCGGGCGGAGCGGTCATGTTGGGGTCCGCCGAAGCCACGAGGCAGAAGACGATCGCTGAAGTCCAAGGTATCCAGGCTTCCATCATCCGGACGAAGACGACGATTGCGCAGGCGCAAGCAGAAGCACTGCTGGCGACGACGATCATGAATTCCAACACTTCTGCGTTGGCCCAGGCTGCTGCCCAGTCCAAGCTCACTGCTCTCAAGGCTCAGCAGATTGTGCAGACGGACGCGCTGGCAGCGGCCAACCTGCGACTTGCCACGGCCCAGAAAGCAGCTGCCTTCCAAAGTACGATGCTCGGACGCGCTCTCGTCTTCGTCAAAGTACAGACAGTTGCACTGTTGGCCGTCATCGCCGCCAACCCTTTGGGCGCAATCTTGGTTGGCCTGGGAACATTGACTGCTCTCTTGACGGTCTACAGCGACCGGATACGGCTGGCCTCCGACGCCACGACCACGCTTCGTGATGTTGGATTCGCCGTCTTTGACGAATTCAGGTTCATCCTCCAGGATGTCGTGGATGTCGTCGGGGAAGTCGTCGGCTCCTTCACTCCCTTGGATGGTGTCTTCGATGGGATCCAGATCAATCTGCGTTCTGTCCTCACCTTTGCGGCGAAGGCTGCGGACCTCTTCGCCGGCAGCTTTGTCGGCGCGTTCATCGGGCTCGGTCGTCTCTTCCAGGAGCTGCCTAACCTCATCGTGAACACGACGAAGGCCACTGTGAATGGTGCAATCAGTCTCACAGAAAGTCTCATCAATCTCACGATCCGGGGCATAAACGAACTCGTGCTGGGGTCGATCGTTGGCCTCAATGCGCTCATCACCTTGGCCAACAGCGCATCGTCTAAACTGGGCGGCGGCGACCTCCTCAAGACCGTGGACGCCAAGGGTCTGCGAATCAAGCCGGTAGAGTTCAAGAGACTCGAGAGCGATCTCGGCGGCGCAGCGGCCAACTTCTCCGAAGCAGTTATCGGCGGCTTCAAGGAAGGATTGCAGCTCACGACAGGGGTACAGGATTTGCTGGGCCGAGCCTTGGACAATGCTGACCTCAAGGCTTCCCAGCGGGATGCAGAGGCCGCGCTCGCCGCGATCGCTGCGGCCGAAGGCACTTCCACACCACGCGAGAAGAATCCGCTTGATCGCGATGCGTTCTCTCCCGGCGACCTTGCCGGTCTGATCACCCTCAACCAGGAGCTCGACCGGCAAGCCGAGGTCTTGGGCCTGCTCTCCCGCGAGCGAGATGTCTCGAACAAACTGTTTCAGATCGAGAACCAACTTCTCCAGGACGGTATCTTCCTGACTGAGCAGCAGCGATCCTTGTTCGAAGCTCGTCTCCAGAATCTCCAAGCATTGAACGATCAGGCTGAACTGCTGGACGCTATCCGTGGCCCACAGATCGAGTTCGCCGCGCAGCAGGCGGCCCTCAATGTCCTCTTCACTGATGGCAAGATCTCGGTCGAAGAATACCAGACCGCCCTCAAAGACATGCAGCTCACCGCGCTGGACAGTGCTACTTCTGTAGAGGCTGGCTTCCAACGCGGCTTCATCAGACTCAATGACCAGATCAACGACTTCGCTTCCACAGCCGAAACCGGCCTGACGAATGCCTTCAATTCTGCGGAGGACGCGCTCGTAGAGTTCGTGACGACGGGCGAGTTCAACTTCAGCAAACTGGTCGATTCAATCCTGTCAGATATTGCCCGGATGCTCGTCCAGCAAGCCATCTCCGGATTTCTGGGTGCGGCGACGGGCGGGGCAGCTGGGTTCAGTGGCGGTATCGGCAGTTTCCTCTTCGGCGGTGGTAAGGCAGCCGGTGGCCCAGTGGAGCCTGGCAAGTCCTACCTGGTCGGCGAGCGGGGTCCGGAAATCGTCAACATGGGTGCGCCGGGAAATGTTGTTCCTGCGGGTCCGACCGCTGCCATGCTGGGCAACCAGCCGCCGCCTCAGGTCAATGTTCAAGTCGTGAATGTCAGCGACCCCAACGAAGTCTCTTCTGCTTTGAACACTCAGGGTGTCCAGGACCAAGTGGTCAATGTTATCCGCAAGAATCGCAGCGCAGTTCGTGCCGCATTGGGAGTGTGATCGATGGCGT